GTTCCGGCGCGGGCGCGGGACACGGGCGAAACGGAAATCGCCTATCGCGATGCGGCCTCGGCAGCAATTATGCATCGCGGAAATCCGGCGGGCGTGGAATTGACGTCCGAGGCCCGCGAATTTCGGGGCTTTACGTTGCTGGAACTGGCGCGGTCGGTACTTGAACGCGGCGGCCTTGGCACGCGCGGGATGTCGAAAATGGAACTTGCGACAGCCGCGTTTCAAACGCGTGACGCGGGTATGATGTCGACGACCGATTTTTCGGCTATTCTCGCTAATGTCGCCAACAAGACCTTGCGCCAAGCGTATCAATCTACTCCGAGGACTTTTACGGCCTGGGCCCGACGCGCGACGATCAGCGATTTCAAATCGGTTGACCGTACGCAAATCGCCGGCGCACCTGATCTGAAGAAAATCCTCGAAACCGGGGAATATTCTTACGGCGCTGTAAGCGATGGCAAGGAAACATACAGCCTCGCCACTTATGGCCGGATTGTGGCGATCACCCGCCAGGCGATTATCAACGATGACCTGAATGCACTGACCCGTCTTCCAATGGCTTTCGGCGCCGCTGCGGCAGATCTGGAAAGCGACATTGTTTATGCCATCCTTTCGGGGAACCCGAATATGGCAGATGGAAAGACACTGTTCGTCGCGGCCCACGGTAATCTGGGCACAGCTGCTGCTGTGACCGAAACGGCTCTTGGACAGTCCTATCGCATGTTTGGCTCGCAGAAAGGGCTTGAAGGGCGGCCAATCTCGATCTTGCCGCGCTATATTATCACCCCGCCCGGCGCCCGTTCGATTGAAGCGCGCAAGCAGATCACTGCAACCACACCCGTGTCAGCGGCTGACGTAAACCCCTTTTCAGGCCGGTTGCAGGTGATCGAAGAACCACGGCTTATTCCGGCGACTGGTCCCGATCCGTGGTTTATGGCCGCCGACCCTGCCCGCATTGACACGATCGAGTTCGCATATCTCGACGGGCAGGAGGGTGTCTATACCGAGACGAGGACCGGCTTTGACGTTGACGGGGTACAGATCAAGGCCCGCCATGATTTTGCGGCCAAGGCCATCGACTGGCGCGGTCTCTACAAAAACGCCGGCATTTGATCTGCTCACCCTCTAACTAGAGGGGCCTGACCGGGCCCCTCCAATCAAAATCAGGAGATAATTATGAAAAACTTCGTATCTGATGGCGATCGGCTAACGATCACGGCCGCCGCTGCTTTGACATCTGGCCAGGGTGTTCTTACCGGCTCTCTGTTTGGCGTGGCGACTGGCGACATCGCAAATGGCGCTGAAGGGGTGATAATGCTGGAGGGCGTGTTTGACCTTCCAAAGGCTGCATCGCAGGCATGGAGCGTTGGCGCCAAGGTATATTGGGACAATGCAAACAGCGTCTGCACCACGACCGCGACGGGCAACACCCTGATCGGGGCGGCAATGCTGGCTGTTGGCAATACGGCGGGCGAAACCGTCGGCCGCGTGCGCCTTAATGGCGTCGTCTGATGGCAGGATTTGCGGCGATGATGGGGGCGTTGTTCAACAATCCCATCATCGCCAAACCTGCAACATGGACCCCGCAGGGCGGCCCCTCAGCGCCCATACAGGTGGTCAGCAAATCACCCGACACAATCATCGAATATGGCGCCTCGCGTATCCTGTCCGACAGCCTTGTTGTTGATATTCGCGTCAGCGATGCCCTTGGGCTTACTTCGGGAGACGCAGTCACCCTTGATGGTGTTGTCTATGCGGTTCAGGGCGAGCCGAAACGTGATCGCGACCACTTGATCTGGACTGTCGAGCTGGTGCCCGCATGAAATTAAAAATGGATTTTGATCCTGACCTCGTCGGAATGCTCAAGGAAGAGATCAAGGCGGGCGAGCACGCTGTGTCGGCGGCTATGAAGGACGCAGGGTCGGAATTGAAACAGGCGTGGCGCGAGCAGATTACTCGTGCTGGTCTTGGTCACCGTCTGCCGCGCACGATCAGAAACCGGACCTATCCCAAAGGCAAGGACAGCATCGATGCGGCGGCATTCGTTTGGAGTAACGCGCCGAAAATCCTCAACGCCCATGATCGGGGCGTAATGATCCGCTCGAAAAACGGATTTTATCTGGCTATCCCCACCGAGGCCGCCGGCAAGGGTCGTGGTGGCGCGAGGTTGACGCCTGGCGAATGGGAACAACGCCGCGGGATGCGGCTCAGGTTCATCTATCGCCGCAACGCCCCCAGCCTGCTGGTGGCAGAAAAGGCGCGGATCAATGCGCGGGGAACCGCCGTGGCCTCTCGCGCAAAAACAGGCCGCAATCAGGTCAGTGCGCCGATCTTTATTCTGGTGCCGCAGGTTACGCTGCGCAAGCGGCTGGATCTGACGCGGGATGCAGAGCGGATCGCCAGCCGCGTGCCGGGCCTGATTGTCGAAAAATGGAGAGACTGAGGTGACCACACGCGAATCCATTCTGGCAGCCCTGTTTACGGCGCTCACCAATGTGCTGGGTGCTACCGTCCTGCGTGATGATGTGGAACCCGAGCGGGTCCCTGCTGGTGGCCTCATAATCCTGCGCGATGGCGATCCAGGCGCGCCCGAGGTTATGCTCTCGCCGCTCAGCTATGCCTATGAGCACAAGGCCGGACTCGAGGTGATCGTGCAGGGCAAAACCTCAGCCATACGGGCGGCGGCATTTGACACCCTCGTACAAAACATTGGTGTGGTCATTGCGGCCAACCGGACCCTCAGCGGCCTTTGCGACTGGGTTGAGGCATCCGCGCCAAAGCCAGTTGATCTACCCATCGATGGTGGCGAAGCTCTGAAAGCGGCCATCATCGACATCACGCTGATCTACACGACCACAGATCCCCTGACCTGATAAAATAATACCGAAAGGACAATCATCATGGCACGCGCACAAGGCGCGCGGTCGCAACTTGCGGCTGCGTTTGAAACAACCTATGGCACCGCCCCGGCAAGCGGGTTTATGAAAATACCGTTTGCCAGCGCCTCGTTGGGAGCGGAGCAACCTTTGCTGTCCTCTGAACTGCTGGGTTATGGTCGTGATCCACTAGCCCCGATTAAGGACGCGGTGACGGCGGATGGCGACATCAAGCTGCCGATTGATGCTGAAGCGTTTGGCTTCTGGCTGAAGGCCGCGTTTGGCGCGCCCACCACCACGGGGACGACCAGCAAGACACACACGTTCAAATCCGGCAACTGGTCATTGCCGAGTATGGCAATCGAGGTTGGCATGCCGGAAATCCCGCGTTTTGCCATGTATACCGGCTGCGTTCTGGATCAGCTTTCTTGGCAGATGCAGCGCTCGGGGCTGTTGACGGCGGATGCAAAGCTGATTGCCCAGGGCGAGAATGTGGTCACGACCACGGCGGCGGGGACGCCCACGGCCTACGCATTGCAACGTTTCGGCCATTTCAACGGCGCGATCAAACGTGGCGGTGTGGCGCTTGGCAATATCGTTTCGGCGGATATCACCTACGCCAACAATCTTGACAAGATCGAGACCATACGCGCGGACGGACGCATCGACGGGGCTGACCCCTCAATTGCGGCACTCACAGGCAAGATCGACGTACGGTTCGCTGATACGACGCTGATGGATCAGGCGCTGAATGGGACCGCATCGGCGCTCGAGTTCTCCTACACCATCTCCGCCAATGTCAGCCTGACGATCACGGCGCATGCGGTTTACCTGCCGCGGCCCCGCGCTGAAATTCAGGGGCCGCAAGGTATTCAGGTCAGCTTTGATTGGCAGGCGGCTTACGATTCCACGGCGGGGCAGATGTGCACCGTTGCCCTCAAAAACACTGTTGCGAGTTATTAATATGCTGAAACTTGATCTTACCAATAAACCGGCCTGGCTCGATCTGGGTCATGGGGTGAGGGTGCTGCTCGGTCCCCTCACCACCGCGATGATGGTGGCGGCGCGCAACGATCCGGCGGTGCAGGCATTGCCCAAGGATGCGTCAGACGAGGTCAGTGCGCTGGCCTTCGCCAAGGCCCTGGCCCGAAACGCTGCCCTTGATTGGGAGGGCGTTGGCGATGCCGACGGCAACGTGATGCCGGTCAGCCCCGAGGCTCTCGATGCGCTGCTTGATATCTGGCCGCTGTTTGAGTCTTTCCAGACCGACTACGTCGCCAAGGGTCTGGTGCTGGATCAGGAAAAAAACGCCTCGGCGTCCTTGCCGGGTGGGCCTTCGGCGGGGGCGGGGAATATTGTGAAGCCTGCGCGCAAACCTGCGAAGACTGCCCACAAAAACTGAACGCGCCGCAGACCTATGAGGGCGTGCAAGTTTGGGACTTGGTCGGCCGCCTTGGCGGGCAAATGCGGATCACGGCGGCGGGCTCGATTATCGGCTGGGACATGGGCGCGGCTCTGGCGCTGGCAGTGGCGCTCGGGATCAATGTCCTCGCCGTTGCTGAATTCCTGCCCGCGATCGAGGCGGTGATGGTGATGAAACTTAACGAACAGATGGAACAGGATCATGGCTGAAAAACGGGTTTCTGTCCGCCTCGCGGCGGTTGGTGGCAAACAGGTGCGGGCGGAACTGACTGGCATTGGCGATGCGGGTAAAAAGGGCTTTGGCAAAGCCTCGCGCGAGATGGAAATTGCCAACGCGCGCCTTGCAAAGTTCGCGCGCCGGGCCAAGATCGCGGTCGGGATCATGGTGTCGGCTGCCGCTGCGGCGGGCATCACCATGGTGCGCTCCAGCCTTAAAACCATTGACGAGCAGGCCAAGCTGGCGGCGTCCTTGCGCACCACCACCGCCTCCATGCAGGTGCTGGCGAGGGCTGCAGAACTGGCTGGCGTGTCGCAAGGCGAGGTCGAGCAGGCCACGATCATGATGACCAAGAGCCTGAGCCAGGCGGCGCAGGGAACCGGTCCGGCGGTGAAGGCGCTGAATGCGCTGCATCTTTCTGCGGCCGATCTTTCCAAGCTGCCGATCGATGCAAAAATGATCAAGATTCAAGATGCGATCGCGAAATTTATTCCGACGGCGCAACAGGCGGCTGTGGCTTCGCAGATTTTTGGCGCGCGCGCGGGCTTGATCTTCACCCGCATCGACAGCGCCACCCTGCGCCAGGCGAAAAAAGATGTGGTTGATTTTGGTGTTGCTACATCGAAAATTGATGCCGCGCAGGTGCAGCGCACCAACGATGCCCTGAGCCGAATGGGGCTGCTGTGGAAGGGCATTTCCAACCAGTTGGCC